CATCTATTAAAACACTTTGCCCTATTGTTAAAAAGTCGGTCCAATCTCCTGCAAAATAATAGTAAGCCCCACTGCCGCCTATTATTAGGGCATTAAAGCCTACATAATTTCGGCTATGTACTTCTATTTTATAAAGTGCCCCATCTGAGCTAGTAAGGTTTGTGCTAAAAAATATATTCATTACCTGGTAAATGAGTTTGTGCGTTTTTGTACTAAAATAAGCTCGCGGCCTTCTATGCGGGTTTCTAGCACTAGTGGCTGGCTGTTATAACTTACGCCGCCATAGTTGCCGCCACCACCAGAATAGCTGCCACCGCCGCCTCCATCTAAACCTTTGCTAAGTGCTCCGCTTATGGCACTACCTATGGCTACCAACGCAATACCAGCGGCAAGTGCCACGGGCCACATACCTGGGTTGCTTATGGCTGCCTCTAGCCCGCTCATTGCTATGGCGTAGCCTATAATAAGTTTACCTAGTTGGCTCACAAAATCGGCAACGGTTATAAGTAAGCCTTTGCCAAAATCTTTTAAGGTGCCGCCATTGGCTAACGCCCCAAGCCCTTCGCCTATGGCAGTGGCAAAACCTGCGGCACTACTGCGGACTAGATCTCCTAGAGCTTGGTTAAAATCTATTATAATTTGCTCCGCTTTGCTTACCACTTGTAACATAGGTACTACTATGGCCATATCTAAGCCTTTCTTAATTACTTCGCCTACATTTATAGTCCAATCGGCAAAAGGTTGTATTGCCCCTTTAGTTTTAAGCTCGGTGCCTATTGCCTGGTAAATAGTTCGCACGCTTTTTTTCGCACCTTCTATGTTTTCGGCACTATCTAGCTTAAAAACCTCTGTACCGGTAAATAAATTTAAGCCTGCAAATTGGTTTTTTAAGGCATCTTTAAAACTGCCCCACTTTATATTTTTAAAAGGTTCTATTTTATCTCCTTCCAGCTTTTTTATAAACTCATCTAGCCCCAAATCTTTGCCTACTAATTTGCCTAAATCTTGCACTTTTTGCAAAATGCTTTGTATGGCACCAAGCACGGTGTTTTTTATGCTGCCCCATACATTGTAAAACGTTTGGGCTAAGGGCAATAAGTTATCTTTTAAGTAAACTTGGGCCGCTGCCAAGGCTACAAATAACCCAATGGCAATGCTTACGGGAGAGGTAATAAGTGCCCACGCTGCACCCACATAAGGAGCTATGTAAACAATGGCACCCAAAGCAGCTACCACGGGGCCTAGAGATGCCAATACGGCGGCGGCTATTAGTGCAAACTTTTTTACCTGCGGGTTTAGGTTTTTAAATGCGGTAATAAGCCTTTCTACAAAACCCTTAAGTTTTTCCATATTTTCTTTTAGGTTAAAAGTTTTTACTATTTCCCTGCCTAAGCCTGCTAGTGCCTCCTCTTTTAGCTTGGTTAAATCTTCGGATAGTGCGGTAAGTTCGCCAGAGGCTGCCACTGCTTTGCTTGCTAAGGCAATCATAGGAGCGGTAAGCCCTGCGGTAAGTCCTGCACCCACAAGCATAAGCCCTTTGCCTACATTTTGTATTTTGTCCTCTGCATCTTTTAGCTTTTCGAAAAATGTCCTAAAATCGGCTCCTATTTCTATATTTACTGCCATTGTATTTTATATTTTGTCTGGAAAGCGTTTATCGGTTTCCATTAGTTTTAACAACTCTATATTTACCTTACCCTCCTTTTCCCAATCAAACTTTAATAGTTGCTGCGGCTTGGTTAGTTTTTTGGTGTGCGGCTGCAGGCTATAATAAGCTATAAGCCTGGCACGTTCCCACGCTTGCTGCTCTGCGTATTTATTGCTCCGCAAATGGCCCACGTAGGCTAGTTCTATATCTTGCAGCGTGTACTCCTCTAGTTGAGAAGGTAGCACCTGCAACACGCCAAGCAGAAAAGAACGTATAAAAGGAACTACTTGGCTGTTGGCTTTTTTGCCTCTTCGCCTAATCCCTTTAATGCACTTAGCTCTTTCATAAGTTCCTGCAAGGCATCAAAATCTAAATCCAAAGCCTCGTCTACCTCATCGCGGGTAAGCTCGCCTTTGTCTTTTATGCCTGCATACGCTAGATCTACCAACGCATCAAAATCTACATTGCCCCTAGCAAGCTCCTCGGCTCGGCTGCTTAGTGCTAACAATGCACGGCTGCCAATTCTTACGGTGTACTCTTTATCTTTTACTTTTAATATCATACATTTTTTTAAATAAAAAAGGAGAGGCCCCCACCTCCCCTTTTTGCATTACACATTTACCCTAAAACTAATCTTATACCGTGCCGGTACCTAATGCACCCGTAAGTTTAAACGAGCAGCTAAATGTTTGGCTTTCCTCTGTTCCTGCACTACTCTCTAGGCTAGTAAGATATACCTCGCCCTCGTAATACTTATCTCCCGTAACCTCGCTGCTAAACCTTGCGGTAAATTGCGTGCGGGCTAAAAACTCTGCATACAAAGCAGCAAAGCCAGTGGTTGCATTTTCAGCAAAATAGCCCTCGCAGCTAAACTCGCCACTTCTTAATCCTTCTAGTACGGTTTCCCAACCTGCACTATCTTTGGTTGTAGCATCTCTGGTGGCCATACTAAGGCTCATAGAGTTGCTTGTTAAATTCGTTATTTTAACCCCATCTTTGTATAAAGCTACAAGGGTTCCATTGTTTATTCCGGTGCTTGGCATTATTTATCTTTTTTAGTTGTTTTACGTTTTGTTTTTACCTCCTCTTGGTAATCAGAATTAAAGTGTTTCCTATCTAGCTCCAACACGGTGCCCGCAGGGTAGGTTTTCCCATTAAGCGGATGTGTCCAGCTAGATGTAAGTTTTACTTTCATAGTTTCAAATTTCTTTTACTTCTTGCTGCTCTTTCGTATTTTTTTTTGCAGATAAAAAGCCATTTTCTTTTAGAAAACTTGCTAGATCGTTGGTTACTTCTAGCTCCGTACCCTTAGGGTAGTGCTTATATTGTTTTGTTAGTTTTGCTTTCATTTTTTAAGTTGCTTATCTATTTCCTTTTCGGTAGTCATTACTATTTGCTGGCCTATCACACTTTTTATGTAACTTTTCATTTGCTGCTCTGTACGCTTAGGGAAATTATTTGGCTTAATATCTCCATACTTCCCGCTGGTGCCGTGTACCAAAAAGTAAGCGTAATACCCATCATCTTCTAATCCCATACCTACCTCTGGCCCTAAATAGATACGTGGAAACTTAACCCCTGTGCCTTTAAATATTTTCATACTTTTCCGCAAGTTCCCAGGCTCATAAATATCCCTTACCCTACCTCGTTCTCTCCGTATTACTGTTTTTCCACTCACTATTACGGGGGTATTCTCTTTTAGCTTATTAAGCACTGGTCCTGCATAGTCGGCCATCACTCCAGTAAGTTCTAAGCGTATGGCATTTTGCACTCCATATTCTAATTTACGGAACTCGTTTTTTATTTGCCCACTTAAATTATTTTGAGCTTTCCCTCTATTCCAATTACTTTTGCTTAATAACCTATCTGCTAAACTCATACTCTTTTATTAGCACTTATCCAAAGCCCCTCGCGGTCTAGCTCTTGTATTTCTGTAATATCGAAGTATGCCCCATCGTACACTATACGCATATCCTCGTTTATGCCTGCAAAAAATCTTATTTTAAAACGCACTTTATTGGTAGCGGTGGTTTTATCGGCTTGCAGATTCTCAATGCCTCCTGCTTTTTGCACATTGGCAAAAGCGGTGTGGTATGTGCTCCAGGTTTGCACCCATTCGCCACTTGTATTTTTGCTTTGGGTGGGTTCCTCAATTACTATTTTACGATCTAAGCGGCCAATGTTCATACCTCAATACGTTTGCTTATTAAACTTAATTGGTAGGCTGTGGTGCGGCTTAACTCTTTAAAGCTGCCTGCCTCGTTGGTTTGGCGGCTCTCGAATAAATCGCCCATAATCATACGCAATGCCTGCACTACCATTGGGTTAGTTTGTGTGGTGGTGGTTACTGTTACTTGTATAGGGTAATCTCTGCCATAGGTAGCAGGAAGGCTGCCCGTAATTTCTACCACATTATCTGTTACTATGTAGTTTGTATTTGCCCAGGTTTGCAGGGTGTTATTAGCATCGTAATACTTAAGTACTACGGTGCTTATATCTCGCACATCAATTACAAAATCTTTTAGCTCTTTAAGATAACCCACGGCTGTGCCATCTACTAAAATGCTGGTTTCAGCATATAGCATTTGGTGGGCACTTGCCAGGTAGTCGGTTATTAGATCATCAAAAGAAGTATCTAAAATATTAAGATGCAGTTTTGCATCGGCAAGGCTTAAGGCCAAAGTGTTGGCATAGCTTGTTACTTTTATTTTTTGTAAGAGTGCGTACATATTTTGGTTTAAAAAAAAGGGAGGAAGCATAGGCCACCTCCCTTTATATATGAAAAATTAAAAGCTAGTGTATTATCCGAAAGTACCTACGCTTAAGGCTGCATCTTGTGCTAAAGCCATATCCCAGAATGAGTTTACAATTAACACATCCATACCGCTTTTCTTTTGCGTGTAAGGGTCGTAGGTAATTTCTATACCTCCGAATTGTGCTAGATAAACTTTTGCCCAGTTACCGTAGTAAGCGGCTGGGTTGGTTATGTCTGCAATTTGGTTGCTAAACTTAGCCATTCTGCCTATAATCATTTCGTTTATGATTAATGGATTTACGCCACTTACTTGTGCGGCTGCATATACATTGCTAAACAAATCGTTGCTTATAGCAAAACCAAGGTTGCCTCTGTCGTGGTTATTTCCTTTTACCTCCTCTATTAAAGCAAGCATAAGAGCAGAAATATCTGCATTGGTTACTGGTGTTTTGCCGTTGCCTAACCATTCGTATGAGCCGTTAGCCGTGTCATCAGTAAACGCTGCATACTCTACTTTGGCTGCGATAGCTTCTTGGAAACCTCTACGCAAAGCTCCCTCTAAACTATCGTTTTGCTGCATAGCTGCCTGCATACTAAAGTTTGCATAAGATGCTAAACGTTTTGGTGTTAAACTTACCGGAGTAATAGCTGCACCACCATCTGCGGCTGCATCTGTTTCGCCTTCCCATTGTGTGCTTACACTTGGAATAACTGTTAAACGGGCATCCATTACCGCGTTTAGTTTAGTGATACCTAAATCGCCCAGGATAGTGTTTGCATAAACGCCATCTACAAAACCAAGTTGATCTACACCTGCGGTGCCATTCTCAACAATGTTTGCTCTGGTTTCGCCTTTTAAAATTGTGCTTGGTATAATTACCGAGTTACCTCTAGTAGTTACGCCGATGCTTTTCATTTCGCGTAAACCTTCTTGGTGCATTTCTGCGGCAAGACCGTTTAACTTTTCGCCATAAGCAGCTCTTACTGCATCGCCAAAAGTGTAAGTTTCTTTTACTTTACGCTCCTCTTTGCTTTCTGTTTGTACCGGAGCACCAGAAACGGCTGCTAAACGTATTGCTTCTCTTTTTTCTACTTTTACCAATTCGGCTTCTAGCTCTGCTATTCTCGCCTCGCCCTCATCCCAAGTGGCTTGCTCGGCATCGGTAAAGTTTCTGTTTTCTTTGGTTAAAAGTGCATCTACGGCAACCAATCTATTTTTGATTTCGCCAATGGCTTCTTTTATTTCTTTGCTTGTGTTCATTTTACTTATTTTCTAAATCGTTATACAAATTTTTATTAAACTGTTCTGTTAGTTCGTTTTAATTTTTGCAAGCCTAAACTTGCGGAGCTTTGCGGCGGTTTCTAAACTCATACCTTGTGGCTCTGGCTTAAGTGTGGCTTTTAGCTCATCAATTTGCTCTGCACTCCGCTTAAAAGCATCTGGGTTACTACCCACACTTACTATGCTCCACTCTAATAGTTCGGCACGAGTAAAGTATAGGGTATCGCTTTGCTCGCCTTTGGATGTGTTGCCGTAGCGATATTCGTGTACAATAGCCCCTACGCTTGCCATTTTAAGCAGGCCTTTGTTAATTTTTTTCCAAACTTTGTCGGCTAGTGGGTTATCTCCTTCTGCCTCAAAAGTTACGCGGCCTATAAGGTTTGCCCCATCTTTAAACACCTCGCTAGTACCTACTATGGTATCTGGATTATCTCCGCTGCTATTGTGGTTGTAGCACACAATGGGGTTGCGGTTGTAGTTTTCTAAATCCCAGGCATCTAGTTTAAAAGATGTGCCGTGGCGGTCTACCGTTTCGCTGCTTATTATAAACTCGGCTGTGCGGTTTTCGTTATTTATGCCGCGTATTTCGGCTGCTCTTGTTATGTTCATTGTATTAATTTATTGCATTGTTCTTTCCAATCACCCTCATCTACATTTATTGCCTTTGTTGATGTGGCTTCGTTTATCTCTTTTATTTCTGTGGTGTCGTTTTCTAAATGCCACACTACATCCATACTTTTTAAGGTGTCGCACTTAGGGGCATAGCTTGTAAATATTACATTGTTATCTATTCCCATAGAGCGGGCAACATCTAAAATATCCTCATTATTTTTGCCTGGTGGGCGGCTTGTTATTACATACACATTATGCCCATTATTTACCATTTGGAGTGCATACTCCTGCACATCTTTACGGCTTAAAGTACCATCAAAATCAAAAGAAACAGAAAGCCCTGTATTTCTTTTTATACTCCTAGATGGGGGTACATTGTTTAGTTCTTTTTTATAATATTCGGCCATTTGCTCTAGTGGTATGCGGTTTAGTTGTACATACCTATCATCCCCATTTTCTACCGGGTTTTGATCTAGTAAGGCTCTTATCTCGTTTATGCTTAATACACCCAAATCGCTTAATAAGCGGAAGTATTCGCCCTGCGTTTTGGCATCGGTGCGGAGTAATCGGTTTACATTAAATTTAAAAACGTGTGTTTTCTTTTCGCTTTCTTTTAAAAGTTTGCGGCGGTATTCCTGCTCTAGTTTTTCTATCCACGTGCCTAGGCAATACGTAACAAACTCAATACCTTGGTGCTCTATATTGCTAAATGTGCTACGCTCTAGCTCATTTATCATATGAGGTGGTACGCCTAAAATAGTGGCTATTTCGTTTTTTTGAAATTTTCGGGTGGCTATAAATTCTGCATCTGCAGGAGGCATACCTAAGCGGTGGTATTTGCTGCCTTGATCTAGCAAAGCGGTGCCCTTTGTGCCGGTGGCTCCATAGTTTCGGGTCCACTGTTCGCCAATGGCATCTTTTGTGGCTCGGTCTAGCTTGCCCGGATATTCTATGTACCCATCTATAAACGTGCCTTTGTTATAAAAATCGGCCCCATATTTTTGCGTAGCTAGTGCTAGCCCTATGTTTTGCTTGTGTGCTTTTATGGCACTAAGGCCCTGCACTGCATCGGTACCAAACCCGCGAAGGTTTAGCATATCGCGATCAAATATTTTTAAGCGTTCTTTTTTATCGCCAATTTTTACGAGCCAGTAAATTTCCTCGTCGTACTCTACACACTCGCAATCGTCTGGGTGTACATTTATTAGGCTTATAGGGTTGGCGTATTTATCTCGCTCTATAATGGCAAGGCCGTTGCCGTGGTTTATGGCAGATGTAACTAAAATTTGTGTAAAATCGAAAGCGGTGGCTTTGTAGTTTGCCTCGGCATTTAGTAGAAACTCGCTTGGATGGTCTACCTGCTCGCGGCGGCTGCCTTGTTTTTTTATAACATCTACGGGCAACATTGCCAGGCTTTCGCTAATAATACGCACGCCCGCCCAATAGGCAGAAAGGCTTAAGGCGGATGCCTCGTTTACATTTACCCCAGCTACGGTTGGCCCCCAATTCATATAACCCCGCAGGGGGTCGTAGTCGCGGGTTTGCTCCTTAGCTCGGCTTATCTCTATTCCAAAGATTTTCATCTATTGAAACAAAGATTTGCCTATATTGAGCGGGGCTTAGTATTTTTTTTTGCAGGATAACGTTGTGTAGAGATAACCTAACGGGTCGCTATCGCTTATCTATACACGGGCGTTATCCCTTAGATTTTCTTTTTTTAGCATAAACCTCTTTTTTATGTGCTCGCTTGTCTTTATAAATTAAGGCATTGCGAAAGCTGTTGTAATTTCTGTAAGGTTGGTAATTTGGCAGGTACTTGTTTATATACTCCATAGCTGCATCGTATGCCATCTTTTTTACTTTTTTGCGGATGAGCTTCTCCTCGTAAATTTTCCAAATACCGTTTATGCAAGCATCCACAATATCATCTGGCAAAAACATTTCTTTGCTTTTATCGATGTGTATTTTTACCTTATAGCTTTCCTGCCCGTTGTACGGCTCTTTAAACTCTGGGATGTATTGCTGCACCTCCTCCACAGCTGCGTAGTAGGCATCTACATTGGTATCAGTTTCTTTTACTTTTTGGGCAATAAGCAAATCAAACCCTATCGGTGAATTTAGCACATCAAAAATATATTTTGGTAATATCATTGGTTTGGTATTAGTGGTTCTGGGTATATTCTGCCGCCTGCAGTGTGTTTTACGTTTATATAGTATTTTGCATTTAGGGCTTTTAGCTCCTGCAAATACTCTGGGTACTTAAGCATACGATCTATGCAATCTTGCACTACCTCGCGGCGGTTTTCTAGGTTTGTAGATATTCTCATATTATATACAATTCGCCTGCATCCATATAGCTGCCCATATCTTCTGGCTCCTCTAGCCATAAGGCGAAGGCCATTACATTGCTTATTATGCCATCTACTTTTTTGGCAGGTGTTTTTATGTCTTTTATTATTTTTACGTTGCCCGCTGGGTCGGTTTGTATTTCGGCATTTCCTGCCATCCAACGCATTACCGGATTGCCTAAGTGGTTAAACTTACGGCTCATTATTGCGGCCTCCAATTCTTTTGTGGGTGCGTTCATACTTTTAAACCCTTGGCGAAACTCTATAAGGTTGTGCCCATCTTCTAGCAATGCGGGTGCAATGTGGTGGCTGTTCCAATTATCATACGCAATGCCTTGTATGTCGTACTGCATAGCGAGCTCGGCAAGTTTGGCACGTATAAAATCATAATCTACTACATTGCCCTGGGTTTCTATTATAAGCCCATCACGTACCCAATCTAAATATTGAAGGTTGGCAGCATCTACACTATGGGTGCCTTTATCCTCTGGCAACCAAAACCAGCTTTTGCTTATGTACTTTCCATCTATTTGCCAAATTAAGGTAAAGGCGGTTATATCGCTGCGGCTTGAAAGGTCTAACCCACCAAAGCATTTAGCCCCTTGCAATATGTTTTCGTTTATATCCCATTGGCTTTCGTTCCATACGTTGTCATCTATCCACGCCTCGCGGCTTTGGGTCCAGATGTTTAGGTGGTAGCGTAGGAAACTATTTAGCTTGCTTTTGCTATGTTTGGCTTTTACTATTTCACGCTCTAGCCCTGCCTGGGTTACGCTTATACCAAAGTTTGGGTTGGCTTTTTTCCAGGTACTAAGTTTAAATGGGTCATCGTTTTGGTCGGCACCGTAAATGCAAACTAAAAGCCCCTCATCTTTACGCAAGCCCTGCACTACCTCCTTGGCGTGGGTGTGCTCTTGGTAGCCTACTCCGTAAAGGTCGGCACCTGCGGTGGTTATCATAAGGAAAAGCGGTTGATCGCGTGCCACCATAGATTTTCTTTGGTTCTCTATAAGGTCCGGGTCTTTGTGTATGTGTACCTCATCCGCAATAACGAGCTGCGGGTTTACCCCTTGTTGGGTTTCTGACTTACTAGCCAATGCTCGAAAGTATTTAGTACTACGTTGAGATTTTACTATAATAGAGTTGGCTAGTATTTCGGCCTTTTTACTTAGCCGCACACTTTGGGCTATTATACCCTTGGTAGCATTAAAGGTGAGGCGGGCTTGGTCGTTGTTTCCTGCGATACTAAATATGGGTACATCTCCACGCTCGCCTTCTATATCTAAAAACACGGCAGCAAAGGCCGCGGCTATAAATGTTTTGCCGTTCTTTTTTGGTATTTCTATGTAAGCACTTGTAAACTTTCGCTTGCCTTTGTTTATGCCTACCTTATGTTTCCACCCGAAAATTGGTTTTATAATTTCCTCTTTTTGCCATTTCTCTAGCAGGAGATACTGCCCGGCTAACGGCCCTGCAACGTGTTTTATATTGGTTTCGATATACCGCACCACTTTATCTGCCGTGTCGGCATCATAGTAATACTTTTTAAGGTCGATATTTTTGAGGTCGGTTTTGTACATTTAGATTCCCTCCTCCCATTCATCAAATTTTTCTGCGGTTTTCTTTTGCGTAAGTTTTATGCTTGTGCGGCTGCTTGGCGTAAATCCAAACTCGCGGCTTAGTGCTAAAAAATCTCGCTTGGCTTCTTTGTATTCCTTAAACTCTGGCGTAATTCTCCGCACACCGTTGGCATCTTCGTAGTGCATATCGGCATCCTCCAGGGTTTTCATAAGTGCATAGGTTAGGCAGTACTCCTCAAAAACTTTTAAATCTAAAAAACTTATGTAGCCATACAGCTCCATCGACTGGGCTAGTTGTGCGTTCCAACACTTTACAGCAAGTGGCGGCCATCCCTTGGGTGGAGAGGGTAATTTTTTGTAAACAAACTCTAAGGCTTCATCCTCAACAATTTCATCTTTTGTCCTGGTTACATTCAATGTACCCTTTTGTTTTAAAACTGCTATTGGTTGCGGCTGTGGTCCTCTTAATCCCATTTCAAACTTTCATTTATTATTGAAACTTGAAAAACTTCCCTAAAACTTGTAACTGTAAAAGAAAGGA